ATTTTACAATGGGTTGGATCTGTACGCCCATCGTGTCCCCACATCCAAACTAGCCAACAAGAAAATTTTGGATATGGAAGGTATTTGCAAGCTGCTGGTGCAGTACGAACCTGAGATGGTTTTTATTGAACAGCAGCACGCTATGCCGAGGCAGGGTGTAGCCAGTACATTCAAGACTGGCTTTGGCTACGGAATCTACATCGGCATATTGCACGCACTTGGCTATAGCTACACAGTCGTCATTCCGCGGAAGTGGAAGTCAGACCTGGGCGTACCAAGTGATAAGGATCTGGCCCGGCAACGAGCAACTGATCTCATGCCAATGGGAGAGAGCAGCTGGTCTCGCAAGTGCGAAGACGGTGTTGCCGAGGCCTCATTGATTGCCTATTGGGGCTTGTATTGCGGCCAGTCGCCAAGTGGATCGAAAACTGGATTCTTGTCCAAGAACTTTACCAAAGCCTCGATCCGTGGCTTCTTTGGACCAGACGACACCTTGCCGAAGCAATAGTCCTCAAGCATCTCAATCTGGTTGATCTTGTACTTGTTCAGCCATTTGGCATCTGGCTTGAACCATCCTCGCTCACCTGATGCGGCAGCAAGATTGGCGAAGTCTGGGAGCGCTTGCTTGAGCGTGTCAGAGTAGAAGTCATACTTGCCCAGACCTGTGAGGCAACACGCCACAAAGAGCTTATCAAGCCCTTCATCTGTGAGGCTAAGACAGTACATGAGTGGTGTAGTGCCGTCAGAATCGAAAGCATCTCTAGCAGCGTCAATATTGAACTGTATAAAAGCTTCATGAACCGGATGTACATAATCATCTGGGTACTCCTCAGAGGGGAAGAGCGTCTGGTGATCTGCATAGATATGACCGACGCGGTTGGTGTTGCTGTATGTGTATCCGAGGGATCTGTGACACAGCAGAGCCTTCATGAGTCTGATATAGCTGGTATGGTTTTCGAAGATGCAGTCCTTCATGAAGTGTGCAAAGTAACCAGCAAGCAGAGCTTCCTGCGGCTTTGACATCGTAAGCGGTGTTACTTCACCATCTTCTTCTGCCTCTACCTCTTGAGCCTCCTGCTGATCCTTGGTCTCACGAAGCACAAGCTCCTGAGTCGTCACGCTGAAACGTGAGCTGTTGTAGGAAATGCACATCACCTTGTCGGCAATGCTGTAGGTCTCATGCTCATCATCATAGACAGCAGTGAGGCCACGGCACTCAGGGTCATCCCAATGGAATGAGTCACGCAGCAGGATGACACTTGCGTATCCAGCGTCACGATAGGCATCTGCCATGTCCATCAATGCACGATCTTGCAGCGCATTGAACTCATCGATGTTGGTGATGTACTCCTCATCGCTGAACAGGTCAGCTTCGATGGCAAGTGCTTCACGATGCTTGTCGATGGGGAACAGAGCGTGTCGTGTCTCGATCTTCTTGAGCGTCATGAAGTGCTTGATCGAGGCGATGTGGAAGTGGACGTTCTCTTCCAGATACTTGTCTTGTGCTGCATGATCGCCAAGCGTCAGAGCCTCAGCCACGCCGATGTTGAACTCGTTGCTACGGAACATCTGCTTGGCTTTGTCAGACAGCTCAGCGAGGCCCACACGCTGTTTAACCCACCTGTCAGTCTGACCGAAGCGGGTTGCGACAGAGGCAAAGTCTTCCTGACCGTCACCGACCAGGGCCATGATGACATCACACTCGTCAAGCGGGTGCATGTTCTCACGCATCATGTTGGCATGGAGGCCAACCTCTGCGTCGTCTGACTCCAGCACCACACAGTTGATGGGCGTGGCCTTGTCCTTGTAGATCTGGTTGAGTGCCTCAAGCCGGCGGTTGCCATCGATGACGACATAGCCTTTGCCGTTGGGCGTAACGACAAGATTGTGGAGCAGCCCCTTTGATCTGATTGAGGCAACAAGTTGGTGATGGCTGGTCTTACTGGCCTTCACTTGCCTCACATTGTTGGGGCTGGGCTTCAGCTCCTTGAGTCGAATCTGCTGTTGCATCGGTATTTTCCTCCGTTTGCATGATGACAAAGTAATCATTCCAGTCGCCGCCCTTTGGCTTGAAGCGAGTCATGGGGAATGAGTAGCGCTCATCCTTGGGCCTAAAGGTGATTACTTGGTGGATGATAGTCTCGTAACCCATCTTTGGGCAGTAATCCCAGAACTGAAGCGAGACCATATCGTCTTGGACTTTCCATGTGATTCGATGGCAGTCGAGGGTGATTGATGAGCTGTGCAACTCAGTCCTCCATGATTTTGTCGGTTAGATATTTCGAGGCGAAGGCGACACCAATCCATAACGGTGCGCCCAGCACGCTCACCAGCAGGGTCGGATTGATCCCCATACCGATGAGTAAGGTCAGGACAAGAAACGACAAGGCTAGGTGAACAGTGACGAACCAGCCAATCCAACGAGTCTTGTTGTTCAGGAAAGTGAGTCGTCGTATTGCATTGAGCATGAGTTGTTCCTCCCTGTGTAAAATTCTTTCTGGTCATCATCCATCTCCGATTCTGCCAGTAGGTCAGGGCTGCCGCATGTGGTGCAGAAGCCGCCGCTAGTTGAGTCGTAGTGTTTGAGAGCTTCGTAAGAAATGTGCCATGTCTCACAGTCACGGCAGATGTAAACTTCAGTCATGGTTCCAGTATCCCTTCTCGGATCATGTCTGAGATTCTGTCTTCAACCCATGGATCTTTGAGGCGTTGTGACAGGCCTGTGTCGTGGATGTACTGCCAAGCATCAAGAAACTCCTGATCCGATCGAGGCGTCTCAATCCCCTTGGCAATCATGATCGCCACATTGGGCGTTAGTTCACTTGTGAATGGCTTCATTGGCTTCTCCTCAGAGGCGCAGGGCGGGAGACACGTTACTCTCGTTACAGGACCCCCGCCCCACTATTCCGACGCTTTCACCACTTTCCAGCGGACATACTCACGCCAGCGTTAGGTGAGAGAGGCGGGGAGGAAATCCGCCCCTCTCCATTTCAGGTTAGAATGGGATGTCGGTGTCGTCCACCTTTCCGCCAGCCGGGGCGTTACCGCCATCCGACTGACTGCCCTTCGAACCGAGGCGGAACGTTGAACCAGCTCCGGCCAGCTTGACCTTGAAAGAGCGCTGAGTCTGACCGTCCTTCTCGTACTCCTCGATGATCGGCTGACCCTGAACGAACACGGTGCTGCCTTTCTTGAGGTACGGCTCGATGACGTTGGTGACGAGGCCTTTGCCATTGCCACCATCCCACGCTTCACAGCGATACCAATGAGTCTTCTCGACTTTCTCACCGGCCTTGTTGGTGTAGTTCTCGTTCACCGCGACTGAGAAGTTGGCAACCTTTGTGCCATTGACGTCACGGATCTCTGGGTCTGCACCAATGTTACCGGATACAGTGATCTGAGCGAAGTTCATGTCTGATTCTCCTTGCGTTTGACATGATTGAAATGAGGCAGTTTAGACGAGTCATGCCCAGGACTCCCAACAGACAAGGGACTGTTGACTCCCATACAAAACCTATCTTGGCTTAACCTCTATCCAACGGAATCGGTATGTGTCCCAGATAAGCTTCTTGTATCCTCTGACTCTCTTTGAGGCCCAGAGGAAACTGGAAATGATGCAACCGCCTATCACTGCCGCCATCATGCCAGCAAACGTGCCAGCAAACATGGCGACCAACAGGGCAGTAGAGGCGATGTCGATTGGTATGTCCAGCCAGAGGACCTTACCAAAATCAAACTTGGCTAGGAGGAAGATGATTGCGAACGCCGAGAATACTCCAGCAATGACGTAGAAGAGCATTTGATCCACCTCCAAATCGTGACAAACATATCCTTTGAATCAACAAGCCAGATGTGGCTTAGACCGAACAGGACAAGTCCAAGAGTCTTGATGAAGAACACTGCTGCTGCGGCGACACCAGACTGCATTACGATGTAGCCATAGAAACAAATGATAACGAAAACAGATAGATACTTGAGAGTCTTCATGACTTCCTCCTTTACGATATGAGGCGTTAGCTCCCACCCCCGCCCCGACAAACGCACCCTGCCAGCAAGTTCGCACTCCCCTTACCCACGCACCAAACGTCTAGGGTTGTTAGGGAGCGACAGCGTCCCTGACGGAAGGGGGTTTGGGGGATGGAAAATCCCCCAAGGGGTTCCGAGTGGAGCGAGACCTAGCGCCGAAACCAAGATGAGCGAGGTACGAGCGAATCCTGGTTGGCAGGCGATAGCCGAGCTATCACGAATCTACGCACAAAAAAATGGAGAGGAGCCGAAGCCCCTCCCCACGCAGCTACTCAAGCCGCATAGTGTCTGCACCGTGATCCTGATCGACTGGTGCCTCGACCAACCCTGTCTCCCGGGCAAATGTCCAGAAGTCATCCTTGTTGGCTAGGTACGTCTCCATGGTGAGCTGACCCTTGCGGGCCTTCATACGCTGCACCTTGGGCAGATCCTTGAGCATGGTATAGGCTCCGAAGCTGATGCCGCTGATGTCGATGCAGTGCTGCCGCACAGTACCGCGAGCTACCTTGAACGCCTCGTTGAGCGTCCACCACTGTGACCGCAGCTGGTCCAGACGCTCGTCGTACTGCTCGATGGTGTTCTGCGTGATCTCGATACCAACGTCGTTGCGTATGGCCTTGGCACGCTCACGCTTGACCTGGACTGCATAGGATTGCGTGTTGTCCATCATCTTCTCAAACATGCGGGGGATCTGATCACCGAGCTTTGCAAGTGTGATGCGCTCCTCCTCTGCGTCGAACATGTCACAGACAGCCTTGAGCCGTCTGGCAAGCTCGCGACACCACTGAGCGTGGTAGTCGTCGTCGGGACGCTTGTCTTGTTGCAGTGCCTTGGCGATACGGTCAAGGTTCTCAGGGGTCAGGTCGTCCATTGTCATCTCGTTCATGTGACTCTCCTCTCAGTCAAGTGCGATGTGTCTGTTGCTACGAACCCAAGTAAGGCTAGCATTGGCTTCTTCTAGGTGCTGTACGTCGTCTACACTTAGCTCACTGTAGTTCAGCCGCTGCCGCATCCACAGTATCTCTGAGTCCATAGGACAGCCGAGACGGTGGATAACCATGATCGCAGTCGAGATGTTGGAGATATGATCTCTCATCTCGTCACGAACAGGATGTCCGTATGGGATGTCGTTGAGCTTGCGGAGAAGCTCGTCGCATATTTCACAAAGGTTGCTAGGGCTTGCTTTGTACAAACTCGGAACCGAAGCCTTCAGCAAGACTGC